CGTCGCCATCGTGGCGAAGACGCTTCTCCAGATCGTCACGGCGGCGCTCGGCGAGCTTGGGCTCCCGGCGCCGACCGCGATCGTCGGCAACCGCGACGGCACCGCGCTTCAGTCGCTGGCGCTGCTGAACGCGGAGGGCGAGGAACTGGCCGATCTCGAAGGCGCATGGCCGGGCCTCCGTGGCGAGCAGGCGATCACGCTCGTACCGGGGCAGGAAGCCTACGACTTCCCTTCCGACATCGCCTACTACCGTGACGGCACCGGTTGGGATCGTACCACGCACTGGACGGTCGCGGGGCCGCTGTCCGATCGCGAATGGCAGATGTATCGATCGGGGCTCGCTGTGCCCTACCCGTGGCCGGGCCTTCGCTACCGGATCATGAACGGGCAGATGCACTTCGATCCGGTGCCGACGGCCGGTGACACGATCGTCTTCGAGTATGTCTCGTCGAATTGGGTTCAGGCGAAGGATGGCTCGACGAAGAACGCGTTCACGTCCGACGACGACATCGCGCTCATTCCCGATCGACTGTTCATCCTTGGGCTGAAGTGGCGCTTCCTCGCCGCCAAGGGCATGAACTACGCGGAGGAGCGCGCCGCCTACGACGAGGCCGTGCCGCGCAAGCAGGCACGCGCGAAGACGGCGACCATCCTGCCGCTCGGACGTCGCCAGACCTTCTGCCTGAGCCCCGGCATCATTCCCGAAGGCAACTGGCCGGGCGCGGCCTGAGAGGAGATCGACATGCAGTTCTACAAGGTGCCCGCTCCGATCTTCCAGGCGATGGCGAACCGGCTGTCGCAGCTTCCCTACCGTGAGGTGGCGGAGATGCTGAACGCGGTCGCGAACATCCAGCCCCGCGAGGACGAGCGCCCGGCGACGCCGGAGGTGGCGCAGGGCGAGGGCGGCGGCGCGCCTGCCCCGGCTGCGGGGTGAACCGTTCGCAGGCGCTTGCGCGGCAGCGCGCGGGAGGCGGTGCCAAGCGCGGGCAGGTGTCCGACTTCGTGGATGTCCCCGCGCCGGTGGGCGGGTTGAACGCGCGCGACAGCATTGCCGCGATGAAGCCCACCGACGCCGTCGTGCTCGACAATTACGTGCCGATGCAGAGCAACATCGTGCTGCGGGGCGGGACCAAACCGTTCGTCACTGGCATCGTCGGCACCGTCGAGAGCCTGCTTCCCTACCGCGATGGCACCGGGAACCGGATGTTCGCTGCGGCGGGCGGCCGCATCTACGACGTGACGACAGCGGGCGCCGCTGGCAGCCCCGCCGTGCTCGGGCTGACGAACAGCCGCTTCCAGTGGGTCAACTTCGGGACGCCGGGCGGGCACTTCCTCCTCGCGGTCAATGGCGCCGATCCGATGCGGCGGTTCAATGGCACGACGTGGGGTGACGCCACGGGCGATCCCGGAGTTACCGGGTTCGACACGTCGCTCGCGATCGGGATCAACGTCTATGGCGAGCGAGTGTGGCTCGTGGAGATGGCGAGCTTTCGCGTCTGGTATCTCCCGCTCCAGTCGATCGGCGGCGCGGCCGTCGCGATCGACATGTCCTCGCTGTTCCGGCTGGGCGGGTCGCTCGCGTCGATGATCACGTGGACGGTGGCCGGCACCACCGAGACGACGCAGTATGCCGTCTTCCTCAGCACCGAAGGCGAGTTTGTCCTGTTCACCGGCGACGATCCGAGCAACCCCGACACGTGGGCGCGTGCCGGCACCGGGCGCATCGCCAAGCCGGTCGGCACGCGCTGCTGGACGCGGTACGGCACCGACGTCATCCTCATCTGTGCCGACGGCTTCGTCTCGCTGTCCGAGGCGCTACAGCTCGACCGGAAGTCGAACGTCACCGCGATCTCGAACAAGATCGTCGGCGCGGCCGGCGACGCGGTGCAGAGCTATGGCGGCAACTTCGGGTGGCAGCCCTGCCTCTATCCGTCCGGATCGAAGCTCATCGTCAACGTGCCGATGAGCAACGGGCAGTCGATCCAGTATGTCATGAACACCAACACCGGGGCATGGTGCCGCTACGTCGGCATCAACGCCTCGTGCTGGGAAACGACCGCGAACGCGCTGTTCTACGGCGGGCCGGGCGGCGTCTTCCAGGCGGAGGTCGGGCAGGACGACTGCGGCGCCGCGATCACCGGCCTCATCGTGCCCGCCTTCAACTATTTCGGCTCGCGTGCCTACAACAAGCGGTTCAGCCAGGTCCGCGTCATCTGCGAGGCGCCGGGCTCGTTCCTCGTGACGATCGACATGCTGACGAACTTCGATCAGCTGTCGCAGGCATCCACGCCGTCGCTCATCTCGCATGGTCAGGCGGCCGAGTGGAACACCTCTCCGTGGAACGTCTCGGCATGGGGCACCGGACCGCGGAAGGGGTATGCCTGGGAGTGGTGTGGAGGTCTCGGTTTCGCGGGCGCCGCGCGTATCCAGAGCCAGACGAAGGGGCTCGCCGTCTCGATCGACGCGATCGGCTACTGCTTCGAGAAGGGCGACGGTGTCTATTGATCCTCGAGCCGATCTCCGAGCGCCGGGGCTTGGTCGTCGGTGACGAACGGCTGCTCGACTGGTGCGCGGCGCGTATCCCCACCGCCGACCGCGAGGGATGGCGGGGCAGGGCGACAGGCTTGGGAGTTTCGATCGACGGCCGGCTGGCGGCCTGCATGGTGCTGTTCGACTACGATCGCCGCTTCGGCAATGCCGAGCTGGCGATGGCGGCGGACGATCCACGCTGGGCGACGCGCGAGACGATCGCGCGTCTGCTCTCTTGGCCGTTCGGCCAACTCGGCTGTCGACGCCTCACCACGATCACCGAGGCGGACAACGAGCGCGCGCTGCGCCTGAACCGCAAGCTGGGCTTCGTGCGCGAGGGCCTGATCCGGAAGGCCTATGGCGAGACGGACGCCATCGTCATGGGCTTGCTCCGCGAGGACTTGCCGTCTTGGGCGTTGCCCCGCGCCGCTTCATAGGCTACATCTGTTCCTACCGATGGCAGTCCCTCCCGGCGCGAGCCGGTGATCACTCCACCATCCTCAGTCCCGAATATTCCGGACAGGATGGTGCATGGGCAAGAAGAGTTCATCGGCTCCCGACCCCTACGCGACTGCGGCGGCGCAGACGCAGTCGAACCAGCAGACGGCGGCCTATAACGCGGCGCTGAACCGCACCGATCAGATCACGCCCTACGGATCGTCGATCTATACGCAGAAGGGTGTCGACAGCACCGGCGCGCCGATCTGGTCGAACACGATCTCGCTGACGCCGCTCGCGCAGTCGCAGCTCGACAACCAGCTGAAGCAGAACGATCAGCTCTCCGATCTCGGCTTCACGCTCGCCGACCAGGCGAAGCAGCAGATCTCCACGCCGTATACCGATGGCGCCACCTCCGGCGATGCCGCGGCCGACGCCTATTATGCGCGGCAGCAGACCTACCTCGATCCGCAGTGGAACCAGCAGCAGTCGAACCTCGATGCCAAGCTCGCCAACCAAGGCGTGGTGCAGGGGTCCGACGCCTACAACCGTGCGCAGGACAACCTCGCCCGCCAGCGGACGCAGGCCTACGACGTCGCGCAGGAAGGTGCGATCCAGCAGGGGCAGTCGCAGCAGCAGATCGCGCTGGCGAACCAGTCGACCTTGAAGACGTCGGCGCTGAACCAGCTGAACGCGCTGCGCTCGGGCACGCAGATCCAGAACCCCAGCTTCAGCGCTGCGCCTTCGTCCACGGCGGCCACCACCGACATCTCGGGCGATATCTACAAGTCGGCGCAGCTGAACGCGTCGAACAGCAACAACTTCATGAACGGCCTGTTTTCGTTGGGCAGCGCGGCGATCATGGCGTCCGATCGCCGCCTCAAGCGTGGCATCCGCCGTGCGGGCCTCACGCCGGTCATGCGCCTGCCGGTCTACGAGTTCGCCTATGCGTGGGCGCCGGACGAGCGCGTCGTCGGCGTCATGGCCGATGAGGTCGCGCGCATCGCTCCCCACGCGGTCCTGCGTCACCCCTCCGGCTATCGGATGGTCGACTACCGGATGGTGGCCTGATGGCCGGCAACATCCAGACCGTCAGCTTCGCGAGCCCGCAGGCGCTGATCGCGCCGGACCTCGTCGCCGAGCAGCAACAGCAGCAGCGCAACCTCGCGTTGGCGCAGGCGCTCCGCGAGCAGTCGTTGCAGGACACCGCCGGCAATGGCGGTGCCGTCTCGTGGACGCAGGGTCTCGCCCGCCTTGCGAACGCGTGGGCGTCGAAGAAGCTGTACCAGAAGGCCGACGCGCAGACGGCGGACATGAGCCGCCA